AGAGTCAGCCCCAATGATAAGTGTTTTGTCATCATCACTGAGATCCATCGTTCTACCAAATTCCCATCTCTTCTGAATCGGGTCATTCCAAGAAGTATAGATACCGTGCCCTAAGTCTATACTACGTTTTAATCTATCACTATACGAAGGCAATTCTGGATAAATGGTTTGGTGTAGAGTGTATGAACCACCGGAGGTCGTTACATTCATCGAACCACCCATACCAGAGTGATTCTGACAGTAGTAATATATCGTGGTTCCAGCTAGTGACAATGGTGGAATGAATGTTATTATCGCGGGGGAGGATTGACCACCACCAGGTGCATTCCCGTTACTCGTTACACCCGTAGTATATTCCACACCACTTGCGTGTGTACCATCGCTCGTCGTCGAAAATTTTAGTGGGTGCCCAGTATTGCTTGGGTCGGATTGGTCAAATGTATATGTCTTATTTGCGTGAAGTTCGAGTGTATCTTGTTGCACACCATTAACGTAAAACTTACCCCCATCTACGGTGATGTTCAAACTCGTAACCGTTATTGTTGGAATTCGCTTATAGATGTGTACACGTCCAACGTTCCAGTCAATATTATTCAACTTGTCTTCCTCCGACTGACGCTCTGGTGGCACCCAATGAGGTTCGGATACGATAAGCATCTGACTCGTTCTAGAGATACATAGTTTTTGCCCAAAATTATAGTTATACGTGGGTGTATCGGGTGGATAAATGGTTTGTGCGATGGAAAATTGCTTCTCCCAATCTTGTACATAGCTTTGGTATGTACTCCAATCATTGAAATTCCACTGGTAAATCTGAACAAACCCCCTATAATCATTTGTTGTCGTGTTCACCACATAACTGTACGGAATAGTTATATTTCTCACATGTCCCCAAAACAGGGCAAAATGTCCATTGTCTTCTACAGCTGTGCGCCCATCTAAAAATGTCGTTCCGAAATCCGTTGTTTCCCAATAATCACTCAATTGAAAGTCTGATACTGAATCTTGTGTCGTAGAAACACGGTTTGCGGATACATCTATTCTAGAATTTGGCCATACCATCTGAAACCTTTCACCGTCAAACCTATCAGTTTCTCTAAATTCGTTAATTGGGTAAGAATATCCCGGGTAACCTGAACCACCGTTTCGTTTATTCGGATGCCATGTGAATACTCTTAAATCATTGAATGCATCATCTTGACCTAAACTCGCAACGATTGCTTTACCCGCTGATGAAATACGTGTAACTTTACCAAATTCTTTCACTCTATAACTTATAGATGTTGTTGTAACTGGTAAATTCTGACCAGGAGTCGGATAACCTTGAATCGGTTCATCCACTACACCAATTTCCTTATAAAATGGGTTTCCGAATTGTATAAAACTATGCATAGGAGCATGAAGTTCAAGTAGACCTTCTGATATAACATCACTTGAAGTTTTACTACCCCCTTCCAACTCTTCAATTTCTTTGATTCTGTTCACTGAATGCGTAAAGTTGGCGTCGGGATTCCATGTATCATTGTATCCTTCACCAACGGGATACTGATTGTATATTCGAATATAACCAACTCCAGTCGCAGTTACAAAGGAATTGTACTGTTCAGGTCTTCTCACAAAATCGCTTACTCTATAAGAAGACGGAGAAATGGATGAGGCGAAACGAACACCACGTGATACTCCCAACACGTTACACACCGCGACGAGACCTCGTTTTTTCCATGAGTACGGCACAGCTAATTCGTTTTGGATGCCTATATCTGTAAATGGATTAGCAGAACCACCATACACAGCCTCAATCTCGTGATTATAAACATCCCTTAATAAATTTGGTGATGTTTTTTCCATCGCGAATGACCTATACGTGGTTGTGTCGTAAAAAACTGTACTCATGACCTCCAACGTCGCTAGACTTGTATATGGATTTTTTAGTGTCACATTTTTAGAATATTCCTTATCGCCATCGTAAACACGCATACTGATTGTACCATTTAGGGTTGTTGGAAAAGAGTTGTAGATGACTTTGGTGATTGGTGTATGTACAAAAAATTCTGGATTGACCGACTGTAAAGTTTGGTTATTCCATCCATCATATGTGTCACTCCCATTCTCTCTTAAAAAATTAAACATAGACCATGATGGTTCACCATAACTTTCTGAATATGGATACCAGTCCCTAAATTTTGTAGCCGTATCTCCTCGATGTATAGCCAATCCGTTACGACCTAGGAAGGCGTCTGTCATACTGGCCCCCGTATTATCATATAAAGGGGTCTTGTTGTACTTGAAATAGGAATACACTGTTCTGTCCCACCCTTTTACGAATTCTAGGAATATGGGTAAACCTGTTCGTATCCAGTTTTCGTCATAGTAAGTGGGAATCGGAAAATTTGAACAGTCTTCACCGTATAAGTCTGGCATCTTAGAGAAGAGAATATCCTTCAAATCTCTGAACTTTATCTCCACCTCAACTTCTTGTTTGTGTAGGGCACATATTGGTAGAGCTAGTTCAGGTGTTTTACAAAAGTAGAAAGGTAACTCGATTTGAAAGTCGAAACTCTTTTGAGATGTTTTATTTGAAAAGGATTTTCTACATCCATACCACCCAGAGAAGGTTGTCTGTGGCACAATTCCGGTAAGATTTTCTACGGTTTCTTGTTGTCTAGAATTGTTAAAGTACGTCTTTTCTACGGTGATGTAATTTGAATCAAGACGTTCAACGATATTCCCTCCTATGATAAGATCTGCATATTCGATGACACCCACACCGGCACCATCTTGGTAGAATAAGTTCCACTCTTTGGGTATATCATCGGCTTTTATACTGAGTGTAACACTCTTCAACAAGTGACCACTGTTCTGTGGTATAGTAAACCTGACTGTTTTTCCAAAACCTAGACCCTTTCCTTGCATACCCATTTCCGAAAAGTTTACAGCAAAATTGGGACGCTTGGTTACCTGTGTATGAAAGAAAGTTTTTTCTGGATCTAGGGTCAGGTATTTGTCATTTTCACCATATGTTATGACGTCCAACCTACCGGCCATTATTATAATGACACATTAATATTTTAAGCCACTCAACCCACCCTCAAATGTTAGTATATTATTACTCACTGCGTATATAGTGAACGTTGCGTTATGTAGAGAGTTCCACACGGAATATATAGAGTTTGTGTCAGGAGTTTTAAATTTAAATGTAAACTGCTGATGAATGATTCGGCTCATATTGAGATGACCACTAGGTTCGCCATTCAAGTGATTCAGACCCAATGCATATGCATAAAATAGACCGTTTTTAACCTTGAAACGTTTAAAAAATCCTAATGAGGCTTCGCCATTGACTGACATATCTCTCACCGCCTCCAGTGTGAGAATATCGTTTAACGGGACGAATGTCTTGTTATAGTAATTACTATTCCGATGCCATATAAGCTCTTCTTCGATGATATCACTAGGGGCTTTGTAGCGTTTGAGAAACTGATCTGATGACAGGTCCACATGTGAACCATCGAAGAGAATTTCTCGGTTTATTCTCAGATTTGCGTAGTCTAGCTCTTCATTTATGTTTCCCCTATTCGTGAGTTTTTCCCACGCGTCATGGCGGAGAAAAAATAAAAACTCTCGCACGGGGTGTTTGAAGTTACACATAAACGTGTGCTCTTTGTCAATATCACTAGACTTAATCTCTTTTTTGGCCTTTTGTGTCTGTGTTATGATATATTCGATGGGCCTTGTTTTGAAAAAATTACGTTCCATCTCCATAAGGTGATGATAATCTACATTTAAAGAAATTTTCCGTATCGTGAGAATATTCGAATAGTCCACCGGCATATATTCATTTTGAAACGTCACAGGTTCGCGAAGTTTGACGTGCACTTCAAGGGAGTGTTTGTGCATCGCACATAAGGGTATAGCCAAGTGCGGTTTTTTGTAAAAGTAAAATGGCAAATCTAGGTACAGAGGAATATCTTTCGAGAAATGAGAATTCACATTATAGGAATCTCGGTAGAGAATGTTCAAATCACCTGTCTCACTTGACCTCAATTTCATGTACATAGAGATGTATTCGGTGTCTAATCGGTCTATGTGTTGTTTGCCTATGAAAAGGTCTATGTATTCTATCGTTGATTTGATAAACGAGTCGTACACATTTGTGGTTATGTTGTCACTCACAAATATCTTGAGGGTCATATTAGAAATCATATCACCAGATGTCGTAGAAATGGGGGCAATAATAGTTTTACCTCTATCAGGTTCACCATTAAACGGCATTTCTAGGGTTTGAGTTGTGAACTTCGTGTGCTGCTTGAAACGATTCATAAAGTAAGACATCTGAGGCTGACCTGTTAAATAGATGTCTTGTAGGCCGGTGACGATGATATCAGAACGCCCAGCCATTCCTATAAAGTAATGACTTTAATTTTTTAACCGAGTAAGTCAATTTCATGTTCATATGTTTGAGAGAGTAGAACAGTTTTTAGGTCTCGTGTAAATGAAATAAACTCTTTTGGAATGTCGCCCCATAAACGCTCATTAGATACAAAAGCATCAACAGCTCCATCCCTCAAGAGGGGTTCGAGAAGTGTCCAATTGGGTTCGTTGTACCGTATTTTAGTACACCCCCTCGCGAACCTTCTTGAGTAGATGTACCACGCAGCGATACCTTTGTAGATGTTTATCGGTTTCTTCCCCTGTTCGAGACACTTCCGAAGAGAAGGTACCACAAATGTGTGAAACTTTGTAAATCCATCCATACAAATTCTATCAAGTTCGTCGACATTGCTTGCGTTCGAGAAGCGCTCTTCAACCTTGTCGACGTACTCAAAAATGTCAAATGGGAGTTCACTTTCAATGGAGGGAATAATCTCTCCATATTGAAGTTGTTTGAAATGGCGGCGGTGTGTCGGGTCATTCATGACTTCATCGAATGTGTCATACCCCGAGAGAGCACCGAGGTAGGCGAGGGATGTATGACCACCGTTGAGGATACGAATCTTGGTCTCTTCATAGGGTTCAATGTCTTTCGTGATGACAACACCAACTTGTGTCAAGTCTGGAAAGTCTGAAGAGAAGTTATCTTCGATGACCCACTGCCTGTACTCCTCTGTCTGGACGGCGTTGTAACCATAACCTGGAAACCTCTTTTCAACATCTTCACGGAGAGTATCGGTTGTTCTAGGTGTGATGCGGTCGACCATACACGAAGGAAACTTGACATTATCCCGAATCCATACAGCGAGTTCATGTTGGTTCGTGTGATAGAGGTATGCTAGAAACTGTGTCTCGAGGGTGAGGCCGTTCTGTCTGATGTTGTCACAGCACAAGATGGTCACAGGTGTTTTACGGTTTCTGAGGCCACATGCCAAGTACTCGAAGAGGGGTGAACCAGGTGCGTATCCACTCTCTGTGACGGTGATGGTGATGAGATGAACACTTGGTAAGGTGAGCATGTGTTTGGCGATGGTTCTATTCTTCGTCCAGTCGACGTAATCAAGGTGTGACCTGACAACCTTGTACTCCGAGGGGGTCTTCACGATGTAATCGTCAATCTCACGAAATCCCTCGTCCCTGAGATTGACGGCGACGATACCCCATCTGAGGTCTCCTGTCTTTTCCATGTACTCATCTATGTACATGGCCTGGTGTGCTCTGTGGAAGTTTCCATAACCTATATGTACCACACCAGTTTGACAATCGGACTTGTCGTACATTCGTTAAGTTACTTAGACAAATTAAAATTAATACCTTTAAGGATGGATGATTTGCTTCGAGTCATGCAGATAATAGACAGCCATTCGAATGTCTTGCCCGAGGGGGATTACCTCGAATTGTGTAAACACTTGAAGAATGCGTACAATAAGAGGGCAGACCCAGTATACTTTTTCGATTATGAAGATTTTAGGATACACCCCATTGGTGAAACCCGAGAGACTTTTCAATATTTTTATGACTATTACTTCGATAAAGCTCTCAATATAGATAGTGATTTCATACAGGGACAGATAACCTATCTACGGAAGGAACTTGTGGAGGCGCAACCCATCAAGCGTATCACCAAGAAGGTGAAGGAGAGGGTCATCAAACATTACTGTTACATGAATGGACTTGGTAACGAGGATGTCGAGATTGAGTTTTCCGAGAAGGATCTACAATCGATGTGTAGGGCGTTTGTGGACACAGAGAATGAATTTAGACTCAGGTATCGTACGGCTGTCGAAAAGAGACTTGAATGGTTGGAGCAGTCTGATGACAGACTTGATGATGTATAAAGATTTGGAGTCATGACAAGATAATGTTAGCTCTAGCTACATGTAGACCAATACTAACGCCGAAACGCGCGAAGCGTTTTAAAATATACGCTACAGCATATAAGAATGTTGACCCTTATCGTGAAACTTCCTTACGGTACATGGGGTACGCGAATGAGCTTGGTGAAGCTTTTACAACGTATCTCCCTGACTGGGGTCTCCCAGCGTCCTACTGTGTCGCCGCATCCTATGTCATGTTTGACACGATTGACAAGGGACAGAAAGCGTATGATGCTGCCGAAGAAGAAGACAAAATCGTAGATACGCTTAGGATTTCTACAGAGACGTTGACGTGGCAGATGCTTGCCTCTGTGTTCTGGCCAGGGTCAATCATCCGTGTGATTGTGAATATGGCGGCTCAGGTGACAGGTGATGAACATCATATTTTACCAACACTCATCGGTCTAGCGGCGATTCCCGCTATCGTGAAACCCATCGACACGACTGTTGATAAGTTGATGGAAACTTCGATTTCGAAAGTCATCAACGGTGAAATCAAGACACCCGAGGATGCGAGTGCCGCATTCATGACTGCGATGGGTTCATTTTCTCTACCCCCAGTGATGTACCTCCTGGCAAGTGTCATTAAAAAAATATAACGTAAAAGTAATAACCAGTATGTTGGTACTGCTTCTACTTTTATGTTGCTGTAGTATTTCGATACTGGGAGGTGGGTACTATTATGTATCTGGTTTACCCGACGACGCCGAACCCGACACTGAACTAGACGAAAAAGAATTGAAATCTGTACATGACGAGGCGTATGAACGGGAGATGGGAAAAATAATAACAGAAATGAATGAAGAAACAGGCGAGGCCTCAGACGCGAGCAAGAAGGTGGCAGTAGCTAGACATGCTCTCGAAAGGGCGACCTTTGAAACAAAGGATGTGGATGACGCTTTCAAGACAGTAATTGAATCGAGTAAGAAATTAGCAGAGGCGAAGGCGCAAGTACTCGTGTATCAGGGATTTGTGGACACAGCTACTTATGATGACGAGAAGGCTATATGGCAACAGGCTGTTGACGAAACTCAAAAGAAAATTGATTATTTCCAGACTACGTACAACGAGGCTAAAAAGGCTGCTGATGATGCTGCTGCTGCTTTGAGAGAGGAAGCTAAGAAGAAAGCGGAAGCGGATGCTGCAGCCAAAGAAGCCGCCATAAAAGCAGAAGAGGCGAGGAAGGCGCAACAAGAAGCTCAGCGAAAAGCAAAAGAACTCGAGACACTCAGGGAGGGTTGTAAAAATGTGACCTGGAATAATGTTTTTGTTGATGGTCGCGTAGGTCGGGATATATCTTTTGCAGGTCAGAGCAGTTTTAATACACAGGGTCAAACTATTACAAAAGGTAACGTTAAAATTACATTCGGTGGTGGAAAGACTATAGTGTCCAGACAAGAAATGACAGGTCGTGATAGAAGAGGTACTCCTATAATGTCGTGGAGACCAAAAGCGGAATATGATGGTGTTATCGTACTAAAAGAAGACAGAGTTGGATACATTCCAATGACAAAAAAACCAAATAAACAACAGCCCGACGCATGTCGTCAGGGACGAGCGAGTGCCTGTGTATATGATTTTGGTGAATTTGTGGAAATTCATGATTTCAATGATGAAAAAAAGGAATATCTTCTCATGGCTCATAACAGTTATTTAGGGGTTATGCAGGGAGACACTGGTAAATTTTATAGTATTCCTGATAAAAAGGTAATCGACAATCCGTACAAAAGTGATTGTCAGACCAAACTGGATTACAAATAAAACCTAAGTGAATCTGGGGTACCAAAAAATATATGTAAAAATGGAGAATCTCCAAAATCTCATGCAATGTCTCGACGACATTTCCAAGATGATCCCTGAGGGCACCTACTTGGAAATGTGTGACAACCTCAAGCAGGTGCACAAAACTTTACCTAAACACAACGACCCGCCCGTTAGGGATAACCGTCGAGTCCCTTTTCAACCCGTTCAGCATCTCTTTGATACTGACTCAGAAAGTGAAAGTGAAAGTGACGAGGAGGACGAACCTTGGCGTCCCGAGTGGTACGATGAGTGGACACAGAATGAGGAGCGTCTTCGACATCTTAATGAAGATATTCGGGTCTTGAAAAAAACATTGACAACCCTGAAACCTATTCAGCGCATGACTAAGAAGGTCAGGGCAGCTGCCATGAAACACTTCACTTCTCATACGTCAATCTTTGACATTGACATTTTTGAAGAGTTTGATTGGGAAGAGGCCACGTTCGAAAACTATGTTCGACTTACGAACTGGGTGAATTTGTCACCTGTTGAACGCAAGGAATTGACGAGTAAAAAGTTTGAGAAGAAGATTTATGATGAGTACAAGATGTTTGAAAACCATCGTATCGATGTGATGAGGCACGATGCGATGGAGTTGAAGAGGAATTTGGAGATTGAGATGGCTGATGTTAGGGAGAGACAGGATTACATGAGAGTGCATTACAGCTTGTAAGTTTGTGTGCACCACCACTTGTTCCCACCTGTATACTCAAAGATGATGTGGATGAGGGCACCAGCGATGAGATGTAGAATAGGTGTTTCAATATCAATTTTCATTTTACTGACAGCAAAAATAAGCGCAGCATTCATGACACCGATGATGAGGGCTTCCATCAAAACAGTGGAGACGGGTCGAGAGGTCATTTTAGTATAAGTGGTGAAAAAATATATGGATACTCAACTTCCATCTGTATGATTAATTTCTCGGTATAAATAAAGGGTGAAATGTCACAGGCTATGTTACCCTTGGTGATGATGATGATGATGATGTCTTCTTCAGTTTTAGTAGGTGCTTTTTTACTGTTCGGGGGTGAAGAGGAGGACTCTGGTGGTATGGATGACTACAATGATTTTAATGACCAGAGTGAGGATGATTCAGAACCAGAATCAGCCTCTACAAGTTCATCTACGACTCCCTCCAGTCCAACTCCACCTTCTTCGAGTCCACCTCCACCTCCTGAACATTGCAAAGGATCGTGGTCGAGTGCTCCGTGCAGTGCAACATGTGGTGGTGGAACAAAAACAAAGACGTGGACAACTACACAATTGCCACGATATGGTGGTGGAGCCTGTCCTTCACCTACAACTAAGGTTGTATCGTGTAATTCGCAGCCATGTTCAGTGGCACAGGCACCAGCTGGGGCAACATCATAAAATCTTTTGAGGTTTTTTGTATTCGATACCATCATTTATACGACCGATGTGTTTTTCAGACGGTGATAGTTTACTAACAAGAAAAAGGTCAGTACCCAGTTGTATTACAGATGTATCGGGTTGTGTCGTGAAATCCTGGATAATTTCACCATTTTGATATACTTTATCGAATGTATACAAGACATTGGTACGAATTCTACCATTTTTTTTAAAGTCTTCAACTGAGTACCAAAACTTTCCATGCTCATTGAGAGGTAAATAGCATGCCATGTCAATGAGAATATTATACTTATCAAAACCTAGTTGCATTCCGTAGTTCATTAAATCTCTAATTTTCAGGAGTTTTATTATATCGAAATCGCTTATATTCTTGTGTGTTAATATGACGTCTATGTCCCATGTCAATTCTGGATTTTCTAAAAATTTGCCACACACATAAACATCTATGTCTATGTTATTTCTTTCTATATAACGTTTAATATGCGTTAACCATTGATTGAACAAATATTGGTCTGGTCTATCCCATCTCTTGTGAGAGGTTACTTTACCTTTTCTTATGTAAACGTTTTTGGAATTGGGAGGTTTGTGAGTCATCTAAGTAAATACTCGTATAAAAATTATGGTCATTACCAGCACCTAAGTGAGACTCTCCACACCCACACCCACACCTCCATTCCAAATGACCGATTTAACCCAGATACTTGCGGAGTTGAGGGAGTTGCGTGAAATCATAGCTACCCTCCAGCCACCTGA